GGTGTGCGGGTGATCCAGGGCCTGGTCTCGGGCATCTCGAACCAGATCGGCGCGGTGCGAGCCAAGATCGGCTCGGTCAAGAGCGCGGTCACCGGTGCGTTCTCCGGCGCCGGGAGCTGGCTGGTCTCGGCCGGGCGCCGGATCATCGACGGCCTGATCTCGGGCATCCAGGCTGGGTTCGGCCGGGTCAAGTCGCTGCTGGGCTCGCTGACCAGCATGCTCCCGGACTGGAAGGGTCCGGCCGAGGTGGACGAGAAGATCCTCCGCGACAACGGGCGCCTGGTCATGAGGGGGTTCGGCTACGGCCTGGAGGATGAGTTCGGCTCGATCAAGAAGCAGTTGGCCGGGCTGACCGCCGATCTCCCGACCTTCACGGCTGGCGGCACGCGCGCCGGGGACGGCGCCAGCGTCACCTCCCCGAGCGGGGGCGGCCGGACCGTTAACGTGACGCTGGCGCCCGGCGCCATCGTCATCCAGGGCGGCGGCACCAAGGCGGGCGAGGATGCCGCCGAGGCGCTGCTGGAGGCCCTGGCCAACGCCCAGGGCTGACGGGGAGGGAGACCATGGGCACGATCACCACGCTGCGACCGAGCGCCACCAGCTCGGCCGTGGGCTGGTCCGCTCAGCCGAGCGGCACCATCCACGCGGCCACCTCGGACGACAACGACTCGACGTATGCGCTCTGGTCCGGCTCGGGCTCGCCGCTGATCCTGGCGACCCCGGCCGACGCGCCACCGGTTGGCGAGCGGCGCCACCAGGTCCGGATCCGCGCGCGCGGCGAGGACGGGGACGCCTGGTGGGCGGTCCGGCTGGCCAGCGGCGGGCTCGTGGCCGGGGCGGCGGCCCAGTTCTCGGCCTCCCCTGGCACCGTCACCGGCTCGTGGGGGTTCGGTGCTCCGGCCGACGGATCCACCGTGCTCTCGGTCTACGCGACCGCTCAGAGCAGCGTGGTCCGGATCGAGGAGTTCTATCTGGACGTGGACTCGCGCCTGGCGCCCACGTTCACGATCGAGGTCCTGGACGGCTCGGGCTCGCCCTCGGCCACCATCGGTGACACGGCCCAGCCCACCATCACCGTGGGCACCCCCGACCTGGACGACCTCCAGCCGCGCCAGTACCGGTACTGGGTAACGCTGAACGGCGCCATCGTCTGGGACACCGGCGTGACCAGCGGCCCGGCCAGCAACCGGCAGACCACGGCGCTGGACAACGGCACGTACGTGGCCCACGCCCAGGTCTGGTCCACGCTGGGGAACAACACGGCGTACGCCAGCGACGAGGAGACCACGACGTTCACCATCTCGGTGGGCTCGGTCCCGGCGCCGGAACAGCCCACCGTGACCCCGGTGGCGGACACGCCGTTCTACGAGATCGAGGCGTGCGCGCCGTACGCCGGTGACTTCGATGGGGACGTGGCCTGGCTGGAGATCCAGCGGGTGGACTGTCCGGTGGGCGGCTACCTCGATCTCCCGGGTACCCTCGGCGCGTACGCCAGCACGCCGGACCCCGGCCCGTACACGGCCCTCCAGGTGACCGTCTCGGCCCAGCGGGACGACGACTGGCGCCCGGCGGCGGACCAGACCCTGGCGGCCCAGTACGACAACGCCACGCCCAACCGCTCGTGGCGGCTGAGCCTGGACGCGGACGGCGGCGGAGACCCGACGCTGATCGGTGCGCCGTTCCTGCTCTGGACCACCGACGGCGGGACCGGCGGGGTGCCGGTGCTCGCCACCCAGCGGCCCCCGATCGATGCTTTCGGCCGGGTCACGCTGCGGGCCACCCTCGTGGTGGACGACGGAGCGGGCGGCTGGACGGTCACGTTCGAGACCCAGAACGAGGACGGCACCTGGGCTCAGCTCGGGGACGTGCTCTCGAACTCAGGCGGCGGGACCACCTCGCTGTTCAACTCCACGGCCCCGATGAGCGTGGGCGCCTGGTTCACCACCGGCGGAGCCTCGGCCGAGCGGTGGGACGGCCGGATCTACTGGGCCGAGGTGCGCGACGGGGCGGCCGGATCGGTCATCGCCTCGCCGGACTTCACCGGGCGCCAGGCGGGGACCACCTCGTTCACCGATGACCAGCTCCACGTATGGACGGTCTCGGCCCCGGCGTCCATCACCTCCGACCAGCGGATCACCAGCGTGGCCATCCTCGGCCCGCTGGCCACCGACGAGTGCGCCACCTACACGGATTACTCCCTCCCCCGGACGGGCGTGGGCGTGACGTGCGAGCACACCCCGGACCCCTGCTGTTCGTACTACCGGGCGCGCACCCTGGGGAGGGTGGACGGGGCGCTCCAGGTCTCGGACTGGTCCGACGCCTACGACCCCGGGATCCCGAACGGCCTGATCTTCCTGTGGCCCAGCACGAACGGGAGCATCCCGGCGGGCTGGGACCGGGTGACCGCGCTGGACGCGCGCTACCCCAAGGGCGTGGCCACCAGCTCGACCCAGCCCGGAACGACCGGTGGCGCCGCGCTGCACACCCATACGGTGACCGGCCATACCCACGACACCAGCCACGGCCACACGGTGACCGGCGCCAGCTCGGCGGCCGTGGGCTCGTTCAGCTCCTCGGACGGTGCGGTGGGCACCACGGCCATTGCGGCCAGCCACACCCACACGATTCCCTCCGCCAACAGCACCACACTCCCGTCCGGCTCGACCTCGCCCACCATCGACTTCCCCAACAACGACCTGGACCGGTTCTTCTCGATCTTCATCGAGAGCAACGGCCAGCCGCTGGGCATCCCGAACGGCGCCGCCGCGCTGGCCCCTGACATTTCAGTGTCAGGATGGAACGACTACGCCAACGCCACCGGCCGGTTCATGAAGGGCGCGGCGGCGGCCGGGGACGGCGGCGGCACCGGCACCAGCACGCTGAACAACCACACCCACGCCATCAGCGCGCACACCCACGCCAGCGTCAGCCACTCGCACACGCACAACAACGCCAGCAGCGTGACCAGCAATCTCTCGCTGTTCGCGGGCGCCAGCTCGGCGGTCTGGTCCGCCAGCCACGCGCACTTGGTGACCGGCGGATCCACCAGCTCGGGCTCGCTCGCCTCGGGCGGCTCGGGCACCTCGGGCGCCAGCAGCGAGGGCGCGACCGAGCCACCGTTCATGAACCTCCGGGTGAAGCAGAACGCGACCGGGGACGTGGACCTGGCCGTGGGCCTGATCGGCCTGTGGCGCGGCTCCCTCGGCTCGATCCCGAATCACTGGGTCCTGTGCGACGGGACCAACGGGACGCCGGATCTCCGGGGCAAGTACGTCAAGGGCGCCACCAGCTCGATCGGCACCACCGGCGGCTCCCTCAACGCGCACAACCACACCAGCCCCAGCCACAACCACACGACCACCGGCCACACGCACACCATCACCATCGGCGCCCAGAACGGCGCGGTGGCCAACGTGAGCACCACGGCGGCCGTGTCGGTGGCCAACGGGACGCACACCCACACCCACGGCGCCACCGACTCGACCACGCCGACGGTTGGTAGCTCGACCTCGGGCACCCTGGCCAGCACCACCACCGAGCCGCTGTACGAGGAGGTGGCGTTCGTCCAGCTCGTGGAGGAGCCGACCCCGCCACCGGCGCCCGTCGAGTTCTGCCTGACCTGGAACGATGACGAGCACCTGATCCGGAGCGAGAACTCCCAGGGGCCGATGTTCGCGGCCATCGGCGGGATCTTCACCTGGGACGTGGACCGGCCGTTCACGGCGGCCACCGGCGTGATGGGCGGCCGATACGTCACCTCGGCGCCGCCCGGCGGCCGGAACCTCCACCTGACCACGGCCGTGGAAGGGGAGGAGGCCCTGGCCCAGCTCCTGGCCGTGCTCAACCGGCCGCTGGTTCTCGTCTCCCCGAGCGACGCGGCCGAGGTCTGGGCAGCCCCCATCGGCTCCTCGGTCAAGATCATCAAGATCGGCCGGGTCCGCCAGGTCACGGCCGACTTCATCGCGACCGGCCCCCAACCGGGTCCGCAGCTTGCCGACGTGGGGGCGTGATGTCCTCTCACTCCCAGGTAGGGTGACACCATGGCTGTGACCAACGTTCTCCGGCCGCTATCCGTCCGCAAGACGGGCGGCGGGACGGCCGTGCCCTCGGGCACGCTGGCCGCTGTCACCTCGGACAACTCGGACGCCACCTACGTCCAGGTCCCGCTCGCCAGCTCGGGCAACAACTACAACCTGAGGGTGGAGAGCCACACCCCGGCGGCGGGCTACCAGCGGCACCGGATCCGGGGCCACATCCGGGTGCGCTGTGACGCGGGCACGTGCACCGAGGACATCGACGTTGGCCGGGGGACCTCGGACTGGATCGGCTACTCCACGGTCCCGGTGGACGCCACGGGGTTCGTGGACCAGTACAGCTCCTGGTTCCAGA